CTGTGTCGCTCGCCATGCAGCCAGGGCAGCCAAACGGGCAATGTCAGTCGCCATGTTATGAATGTCTGGTCTTCCTTTCCAGTCTTGACGAACACATTTGAATATTTCAGACATCGGTGCGAAACACCACGCTGGCCATGAAGAATTGGCGCGCATCTCGTCAATTTTTCGCCAGATATCAGGGTAAACTTTTCCGGCTCCTGCTAGATGGTTTTTGGGCGAGTGATTTAATTGCGACATCCATTGTTTCCTCTGTCAGTTTTATTAGCTCACGAAGTAGAAAGCGGCGGCGGAACAGACGCGCACATTCGGCCCTAGCCCGCCATTCCGGGTTAGGTCTGCCATCCGCAGCGATACGAAACGCAATTGGTGTGATGTGTTCAAATTTGACTATATCGGCGATATCGTAAACCAGCCCCTTGCCAGAATGACCATGAAGAAAGCCGAAATACGGAGAGTACCCGGAATACAGGATTGCAATTTCAGTCAGCCCATAAAGTGCGGCATTGCACAGGCTGAGCGTTTTATTAATGGGTGATAATTCCTCCCATTTTCCGGTTACCTGCCTACCGCCCCACGGAACGTTATATCCTTTGCTCAGTTGAGCGTAAATTTTTCGCACCTCGGCGCCTTCACGCCCACGAACAACATTCACACCGTGAGCTGGATGTAGGATCTGACCAAACCGTTTTTCTAACATCCAACGGGCGACCGCATCGATAACGTGAGGGGTGTGGCTGGCAACGATTTGATCAGCAAGCCTGGCATGAGCATTTGCCGTAGGCAACCAGCCATAGAGTTTTGTAGCACCGTTGCTGGTGATAAATAGTGCAACGTTATTTTCGTATGCCCATCGAACAGCTCGGCCGCCAACAGCGCAACCATGCTCAGCGATGATGATATCGCCTGTTCTGGTTATTAACGGCTGGACTGAACGGGAAATATGGATGAGACCAGACGCAATGGAATCGAGTGTACCTCGTCGAATCCATTCGATATTCACTAAAAACTTCCGTTTTTATTGATGTATTTTTCCTCGGCCTGTAGCAGATCATCTACAGTTACACCGTCGGGGAGTGTTGGCTCTCCGGCCCATGTGGTTTCGTATCCACGGATATCAATAACACTGCCGTTTTCATTCAAAGCAAATAGCTGGCCATCGATATCAAACCACGAGCGTTTATTGGTATACAGGTCGCGGCGTATTTCTCCCAGCTGCAACCCCGGTTGGTAAATGACGCGCTCATACCCTGGCTGATTTCGCATATCGATGGCTAACCTCTCCGCTCGCCGCGATATAGCGTCCGCTCTATCGTGAGCAAGAGACAAAAGACCACGGACCACCGAATCAGGGATAGTTCGCTCGCCATTCGCCCACTGCCGAACGGAGCGATCATTTACTCCCAGGTGAGCGGCAAGAGCTGGTTTCCAGTGGCCCCCGTAAATCGTGGTGCAAATCTCTGTCAGCCATTCAATTTTGTCTTCGTTTTCCATTTAAGCCTCTATTTCAATGCCTAGTTTTCGCGCATCGGAAACTGTTATTGTTATTTTGTCATTCTCATATCTAACCGACTCAATTGTTTTTCCACGATAAAACTCATGCTGTATGTTGTTAATCGTTTCTGGCGCGTCTTCAATTGATGATGCAGGCTCCCCGGTTTCTGTGTAGAGAATGTCTACCGTTCCAAACTCATTTACCCGACCAAAAATTTCGTTGATTTTAGCCATTGCCTGTCCTCCGGTTATTTTTTCAGAATGACGATGCCGTTTGTGTAGCTATTGCTAATCACTGCGTCGTAATAGAGTGAATTCAGTTCGGAAATTAAAGCAGTGTATTTTTTATGCATCTCAATATGCTCTTCTGGATGCATTGTTACCATCGACATAGCAAGCGCCTCAGCGGCGTGGTAAGTGGCAAGTTCAGCAGCGTCGTGGGTGCTGAGGGAAGGTTTACCGCAAAGCGCTTCATAGCGAGCTTCATTTATTGCTGCTCTTGCAGCATTGGCTGCGTGAACCCTGCGGAGGGAATCATCGAAGTATGCCTTGACTGAGCCGCCGAATTTTTTTGCGCCTTTACGAGCCAGTTTCCATGCTTTAGAGAAGATTTTTGAGTTGGTCATATCAGAAGCCTCTTATCTGATTTTGGAGTTGGTGTGTTCCCCCTCCCGAGAAAAGACAATACTATGTACCGATAATCGGTACAAGTTATTTTCATCACAAAATGATAAATATTGCACAGAATTGAAATGGCTGAGCAGAACACCAAAAAGTAGTTTTGATTTTCCGTTATCAACTAGCCATAATAAGTTCACCGTTGGCCTGAACACCCAGCGGTGACTTCTGCGCATTTAAGGGGACTTAAATGCGACCACAATCTGAAATCCTCACTTCATCACAGATGCAGAAATGCACCTGCGATTTTCTGCATTCTGCGTTTTATCTCTCAGGAGGTGAAGCGTGAAGCAACAATTCCACCTCATCAACGAAAGCGTTAAGCAGAACGCTATCAACTTCATCCGCACGTTACCGGTTGACCAGAAACGGCCACTGATTCTCGACATCAAAGAAATGACTCGCACCCTGGATCAGAACCGCAAGATGTGGCCTCTCCTTAAAGACCTGTCTGACCAGGTTACCTGGTTCGGGAACAAATACGATTCCGACGACTGGAAAGACCTCATCACGGCGATGGTAGCTAAGGCCAAAAGGCAGGAACAACGAATGGCGCCCGGACTTGATGGCGGCGTTGTGATGTTTAGTCAGCGTACCAGCAAGATGACCGTTCGCCAGATGGTAGAGGTCATTGAGGCTATTTACTGGTTCGGAACACAGCAGGGCGTCAAGTTCAGCGAGAAATCCCGTCTCGAAATTGAATGGGCAAAAGAGTGGGGTGAGCAGCATGGCTAACCAATACCGGATCTCATTACCCTGGCCACCGAGCAACAATCGCTACTACCGGCATAACCGCGGGCGCACGCATATCAGCGCAGAAGGGCAGGTGTACCGAGACAGCGTCGCAAGAATCATCAAAGACGCAATGCTGGATATCGGCCTATCGACACCGGTGAAAATCCGTATCGAGTGCCACATGCCGGACCGCCGTCGTCGTGACCTGGATAATCTACAAAAGGCCGCCTTCGATGCCCTAACGAAATCCGGGTTCTGGCTCGATGACCAGCAGGTTGATCACTACAGCGTGAAGAGGATGCCGATTGTTAAAGGTGGTCGGCTTGAACTGACTATCACCGAACTGGAGGCCGCATGAGCCGTGACGTTATCGAACGCATCCGCGACCGCTGGTGGAAGCTCCGCCTTTTCCGGTGCCGCGGAACTGTAATTACCGATTATCGACTTTTGAAAAACTTTGTCCGCATTTATCAGTCTCTGGGAGAAATAGCATGAACCTCGAAAATACAGTGAAATACCACTTCGCGAAGTCCTCTATGATTAGCGATTCTCCACGAGCGACGGCATCAGACTCATTAACCGGCACTGACATTATGGCTGCAATGGGCATGACACAGGAACGTGCTGCTATGGGGTATAGCGCATTCCTAGGCAAGATGGGCATTAGCAACAATGACCGGGATCGGGCTATCGGACTATTGGCTGATTACGCGCTGACAAAATGCGATAAAGTTGCCTCGCTGCGCAAGCTCGCGCCGAACGTAAAACCCCAGGTTATCCAGATCCTCGCAACGTTCGCCTTTGAGGACTATTCGCGAAGCGCTTCCAGCAAAAAAAAATGTGATTGCTGCTGCGGTTCTGGATTCATCGACGCAGAGGTATTCACCAACAAAGTATCGTATCCAGATGGGAAACCGCCAAAGTGGGTCAAGGTAACAAAGGGAATCTCGCCGTCGGACTGGGAAGAAGTAAAGTCTGTACGGGAACAGGTTCGGGTGCTTTGTCAAAAGTGCAAGGGAAAAGGGACGGTAAGTGCCTCGTGTAACGACTGCCACGGTCGAGGGAAGGTAGTGAACCAGGATGAGACCGAGAAGCAGGGCGTACCTGTCATGGGAAACTGCAAGCGCTGTGGTGGTCGTGGGTATGAGCGAATCCTCTCTACTGCTGTACACAGTGCCATTTGCCAGATAACGGATGACATTACCCTGGATACCTGGAAGAAATCGGTTAAACCGTTCTTTGACGAACTGATCACTAAATTCGATATAGAAGAGGCGTGGGCGGAGGGACAGCTCAAACAAATAACGCGCTGAGATATTTACTTTTCCCGAATTTGTGTTAATTTGTTCTAACGATGGGCATTGTATGTTCACCGTTGAAGAAAAAATTTTAGAGCCTCGGCAAACGCCGGGGCTTTTTCGTTTCTAATGGCTGCTGATTGGCGGTCTTTTCTATTTGTGGTGTTCCCAAGTGGGATACAGTGCACGCCGACGGTATCAGTACTTCTGGCAATAAATGGAGTCTACTTTGATAGTCGACTTTTCAATATCAGGGCTGAAGATAACAGAACTGGCTTTGTAATTAGGAAAGTAGAGGATGTAATTTGGTCCTATGAAGCCAGATATGTACGAGTAGGCTTCAACTTTTGCGAATTGCCCATCCCATGAGTAAGACGGGTCTGCTCCACGTATGCAGTCGCCTTGTTGATATTTACCCTTGGGAATATTTGCCGCATATGACATAACTGATTGAAAAATAGCAACTATAAGAATTGATGTCTTAATAATTTTCATTGTCTGATTTTAGTGTGAGTTTTGTACAAAAAAAGCCCGCATGGGCGGGCCAAGTAAAACAGCTAACATTATTATCAGGATGATAGGCATCCTAGAATGAGATTTTAGCATCTGAAACACTTCAGTCTACCTACCAGAATAACGAGGGCTGCGCATCTGCGTGGCCTTTTTTATTTCAGGACCGCGGGAATCATCTGCGACGAGCTTTGTTGATAAATCAGCCCGACGGTCCTGAGCCTTTCAAACACACACAGCACCCGCTAACAACGCGAGGTGAGAGTATGTATCGCATGGAAAAAATAACCACTGGTGCTGCGTATGGTGCTTCAGCCGGGAGCATCCTGAACGGCATGCTTAATGCCTATAGCCCCGAGCAGTGGAATGCCATCGGCGTGCTGGTGGGCATTGTCATTGCCGTACTAACGTATCTGACGAATTTGTATTTCAAAATCCGCGAAGACAACCGACGAAGCAGGAGCAGAGATGAACCCGACGCTCAGGAATAAACTGATTGGCGCAATTGCCGGCGGTTCCGGCGCGATCGCAATCGCTTCTGTCATGCTTGGTAACGCTGATGGGCTGGAAGGGCGTCGCTATTACGCTTACCAGGATGTCGTCGGCGTCTGGACTGTTTGCGATGGACATACCGGTTCAGATATTCGACGTGGTCACCGTTACTCTGACAAAGAGTGCGATGCTCTACTTCAGTCAGATTTACGGAAAGTAGCAAACGCTATCGACCCGCTGATTAAGGTTCGCATCCCTGATCCTACACGTGCCGCGCTTTACTCATTCACTTACAACGTTGGCTCTGGTGCCTTCGCCAGTTCCACGCTGCTGAAGAAATTGAATGTTGGAGACGTGCCGGGTGCGTGCAAAGAACTGCAGCGCTGGACGTATGCCGGTGGCAAGCAATGGAAGGGCCTAATTACCCGACGCGAGATTGAGCGCGAAGTCTGCGAGTGGGGCCAGAAATGAGCCGATTAACCGCAATCATCTGCGCTGTCGTTATCTGCCTGCTGGTTTCCATGGCATGGGCGATTGACCATTACCGCGACAACGCCATCACCTTCAAAGAGCAGCGTGATAAAGCAACGGTCAGGGCGGAAACCGCCGAGACCGTAAGCAATAGCGTCGTCACTGCAATGAACCTCATCAATGACATTTCCCGGGTAACCCAGAATGCAAAGACCGAACTTTCCCAGGCAGGTGAGCAGCGTGTTATCTACATCAGGCAGGCGCTTGAAGGCGATCGGTGTGCTAAGCAGCTTGTCCCTGCTGCCGCTGCTGACAGCTTGCGGGAATACGCGGACGGTTTACGTTCCGGCGCCAGTAGTCCCGATAAGCGCTGACCTTACTGCAGACACACCGATCCCCGGAATGGAGGTTCCGTTCACCTGGCAGGCTAGTCTGGAGTTAAACGCTCAGCTCTATACGGCGCTGGGACAATGCAATCTGGATAAGGCGGGGATTAGAAGTATTGAGAAAGCTCGACGAAGAGAAAGTGAGCTTTCAAAGCAAGTTCAATAGCAGCAGTAAAGAACATGCAATAGGAAGTGGCCAAGTCGACATAATATTTCTGTTTCATACATCCTCCATTAAGTTCAGATAGCGCCAAGTGATGGCTTCTATTACGTAACTTTATTCGGGATGCGCTCTTGTCTCTTACAGGAGACAAAATATAAACAACATCACATTCCTTAAGGTTAGCTATTGCTGGTAGTTCACAAATCACTGTTATGCAGATAGGATTGATCTGAAAATGGAGGATTTTTTGTGGGATTATCAAAAAAAGTTAAAGCATTCTTTGAGGGTGATGAGGTGCTGGTTAGCGAAGGTCTGGGCTTCGAATCATCACTTGAGAACATCAAGTTACTTGCAAAAGCATGCGAGCCACTTAAGCCAATCATCTCAGATTATGAGAACGGAACACTCAACCAGGAGCAGTTCATAGCTAAGAGCATTTCATGCATAGCTAAGGACTTCATCCAACTCCGTGAGTACAAAGACTCAATGGACATGCAGTGGTGAGTGAACAGAACCCGCTTCGGCGGGTTTTTTAATATAAGTACCGACAGCATTAGCCCGAACGCAAGGTCAGTCTTTCGTCCAATATCTACCAAATTATTATCATCGGCAGTACGGGATTAAAAATCCTCATCCAATTACTGGGGGCTTAAAATATTAGCGATTACATAGTGCTGAATATGCCCGCTATCAATGGTGTCATTTATCCTCCCCCAGTACTATAAGGTTGATGGCGGGGTTAATGGTTAACTAGTTGCTCCGCCTCATGGTTAGATCTGATTGAAAACATCGCATAAAGCATAATCAATTTATCTCTAAGGGAAGTCGTTTGGTCGCCAAAACGCACTTCCCGGGCATTTTCTTCATTGACTCCCAATTTGAAATCCATTACAGGCGGTAGCACTGATGGATATTCTTGCTGCATTAATCCTGAAAGCGAGTCGATTTCACTACTGGTAATCTCAGAATGTTCGATTTGGTGGGAGCGTTTGTTTCTGAAGTTATTAAATTTTTTGACAAACTTATGCAGTGCGCCACTCATTCCGAAATTTTTCGCAAGTTGGGCTTTAGCTGCAAAGTCAAGGTTTATGTTCTCTCCGAATCCAGCAAAGAAATCTCTGTTGCCAGATGAACAAATTATCCAAGATTCTAATGTCTGTTCAATTAGTAAGTGGGCTCTTAGATATGTACCTATGTCATCTTGGGAATTGACCAAAGCGATTAATTTGTTCGCCACTCTATCATGCTGAGTTAACTCCCTGTAGTGAGGGTAATCAAACATCTTTTCTCCTGAGGTATAAATGGCACTCACTGACAAACAAGAAATGTTCTGTCGCGAGTACCTCATCGATTTAAACACCACGCAAGCGGCTATTCGGACGGGGTACAGCGCAAGGACAGCTAATCGCACCGCATCCGAAAACCTGTCAAAACCTGACATCCAGTCAAGGATTGCTGAACTTAAAGCGCAACGCAATGATCTGGTAGGCATAAATGCGACATATGTCCTGAATCGTCTCGTTGAAATTGACCAGATGGAGTTCCTGTAAGATGGAGATGCTGCTCCTTGTTGTATTGCTATGGCTAAAACTGAAATGTAAAAGGCGTGCATGTTAGGGTGCCGTTCGGTTGCCCTGACTGACGATGATTACTAACCCCACTAAGGGATAACGCCAACAATATCCCTATAAAAGGATAAAACATGACTCCATTAATTCTTACCGCAGAGCAAATCAAAGCTCTGGCAGACTTCGCCGAACAGGATGGTCAACCCCCTTATACGATCACTTAGGCCTGCATCCCCGAATTTGAAGCTGATGACGGCTGCACTTTGCCGGGTAACGAGGGCCTTGTCGCCTACTCTGAGTCAGTAGAGCACGGTGCACTTCAGTTGGAAGATTAAGCATTACAGAAACCTCTCCCCGGATGAGGACCCCAATGTCTACTATTAATAGGTGTTCTCATCTACACGTGGAGGCTGTACCTTGATAATGTTGATTATCATTTACGATATTGGTGTTGTCATGAAAAAGGGATTTATCGGTACGATCTTCCTGTGTGGTATGCTTCTGGGGTGTGCCAGCCCCGTTAAAAACCAGCATCCAAAGCTGCTATATTCTCCGAGCCCTGCATATCCATATTACGCACTAGCTAACAGAATTGAAGGAGATGTGACGGTTAGATATAACGTAGGAGTTGATGGGAAAATATCGAAGGTATGGATCTTAAAATCAGAACCCCAACACCTCTTCGACTCTGCAGTTATTGCTGCAATGTCACAATGGCGTTATGAAACTAATAAACCGAGCCAGGACCTTACAAAAACTATATATTTCAAACTCAAAACTCCGTCCGGCTAACCGCATAGCATAGAGTTGAGAACCTCTTCATTCATTCTGCATTCATATTCATTGCATAGGCCACCTCCGGGTGGCTTTTTTAATGGCATTACAGAAGACACTTCGAAAGTGGCCTCGATAATGCTCCCCCATCGCATAGAGGTAAGACATGTCAGAAATTACACCTGCAG